CGAGGGTTTTAAGTCTGTCCACCCTGAGGGGAACCCCATTAGCCACTCGACCCACGGCGGGTTCAAGCTCCCAATTTGCGATTGGCCGGTCGGCGATAGTCCCCAATTTACCGCAGTGACCAGATTGACCTGAATTTTCTGTCCGTCCCTGTATGCAGTTGGTGTCATCTCGCCTTTGATCTCTAGGCCCGAAAGATTTGAGGGGCCACCGCTCGTCGATTTCGGCGTCGGCCACATCGCTGCGTGAGGCGATGGTCCAGACGCGATCTCTGCGGTGCGGGGCACCGACGGCGCAAGCTGGAATAACAAACGTCCGGCAGGCGTAGCCTTGTCTTTCCAGATCAGATAGCACGTCGTCGAGGCCCATGCTGATGTGCCCAGCAACGTTCTCTCCAATGACCCAAGCGGGCCGCAACTCGTCCACGAGCCGACAAAATTCCGGCCAGAGGTGGCGGTCATCTTCCTTGCCTCTGCGCTGCCCGGCTGTGGAGAAAGGTTGGCAGGGGTATCCCCCGCAAATAACGTCAATTGATCCGTCAACGTCCTCTCCTTTCAGTTCGCGCACGTCAGGAAAACACGGCACGTCAGGCCAGTGCTTTGCCAGAACTTGGCGCGGAAAGGCTTCGTACTCGCAGAATGCGGCAGTCTCAAAGCCGCCTGTGCGCTCCAGACCAAGGCTAAAGCCGCCTACGCCGCTAAACAAATCCAAAACGCGCAGCTTCATCATTCCTCGTCCTCAGCCATTGCGTCGTCTAGCAAGGCGGTTGCCAAAAACTCAGCGACTGTCATGCCTTCGGGCACGTTTCTAGCGAGCCACGTAATTTTGTCGTCGGTCATGTGTTGCAGCAGCGATCCTGTCCTGAGCCCGCAACGGCGCAGGTATCCTGAGCCCGCAACGGCGCAGGTATGTACTTGCTGTCGACTGATTGAGGGAGGTACCGTTTCGCCGCTTAGCGCTGCGGTCTACGTCAGTCCTGCGTTTGCGCCCGTTGTTTCGCCAAGGCGAAGGGTTCATGTCTGCACTTCCTCGCTAATTATGTGTTCGAGCCGAGCGATTTCTTCTAGCGCCAGACGCCACTCTTTACTTTGCATGTCTTCGCCATTGTGCTGCGCAAATAGGTACGCGTCGAGGCGATCAGCCCAACGCAACCACGTTTGACCACTCTCGCTCAGATCAGGAAATGTCCCAGCGATGGTGTCTCTGGAGACCGCTTCTACCCGCGCAAGGCGTTCGGCCACGTCTGGCATATCTCGTTTCATCCCGCTTGGGATGTCGCCGACGTCCATTTCTCCGGCGTCGTGCGTCAGAGCGGCGCGCAACAAATCTACCGACGGGTCGTGGTGAAATTGCAAGATTATCTGCGCGACGCGGGCATGATGTCCGTCTAGGCGGTCGCCGGTGCCTGCCATACGCGGGTGAGTATGCCACCGCATTACGCGGCCCGAGAGCCAGAGTTTGGTTGGTCTTATGCTTTTCACCTAACGCGCTCGTCCGGTCTCTCATCTAGCTTTTCTTTGTACGACTCGAACACAACGCGCAGTTGGCCGCCAATCGTGCGGCCTTCGTGTTTCGACATCTCTTTGATTTCCTCGTATACCTCTCGCGGTACGAGGACGCTTTTCCAGCGTGTGGTGTCCATAATCTCATCTCCGATCTTACGGATGTCTACGATATTATAAGACATTATGCAAGACCGCAAAAAAACCCCGACGCCGAAGCGCCGGGGTAGTTGGCTGCGCGTAACAGGAAGGAAAACCGCGCAGCAGAGGGAGAAACTATTTACTAGTTTGTGATTTCAAGAATAAATGCCAGCGCCATCGCGCTGGCGGCGGCGATCATAGCCACGCCCAGAAATACGTTGATCAGGGCGGCAATACGCTTGGCGCGCAGGCTTCTATCCTGAGAGCGGGCAAGTTTTTCAAAGTGGTCGATCATTTTGCTTCGCCCCAAGAGGGGCCAATTTCCACGTCACACTTGGAGGGCACTTCTAGTGGGACTGCTTCCGTCATGATCTTAGCAATATCATTGGCCTCGTCAACGTTTTTGACTGACATGGCAATTTCGTCATGGATTTGGATCATCGGTACACGACCGGTCTTGTAGATGTCGACCATTGCTTTCTTTGTCATGTCGGCAGCGCTTGCTTGGATCAATCGGTTCAAGGCTTTGTATGTGTACGCTCGTTTTAGCCTAGCCGTGGGGCCGTAGGCGTCAACTGCTTCTCTGTAAGGCAGCGCCTTGTTCATCTGGAACGTATCGGGCTCCCACAGATCAAAGCGGCACTTACGGCCAAGGAGCGAGCGCAGGGTGCCTTGAGACGATTTCTCGTTCAAGCGGTTGGTGACGCCATTCATCAGGCCCTTAACGAAGGGCACTCGTTCATTATACTGGTCCCGCAGGCTTTTTGCCTCATCTACGGACACGTCTAGCTGTTCGGACAGCTTGTTGACGCCCATGCCGTACATCATTCCAAGGTTGATGGTCTTGGCCTGTTTCCGCGGGATGGTAGCCATTTCCGCCACCATGTCGTGGAAGTCGGTGTCTGGGTTGTTGATGTAGGCTTCGACAAACTCCGCAGCGCCTTCAAGCGGCATGTTGCGCATTTTTCCGTACACATGTGCGTAATGGGTCAAGATGCGCGGTTCTTGTTGCGAGAAGTCTATGGCGGCCCATTGGTGCTCTTCTTCGGGCAGGAACAAACTACGGATTAGCGGGCCCAGCTCAGGATCGCGGGCCGGGATTTGTTGGAGGTTAGGGTTGGACATTGAGAACCGCCCGCTGACCGTGCCTCCATCATCAGAGCGGATTTGGTTGATGTGCGCGTGTATTCTGCCGTCACTGTGGCAGTGTTTCATTATGCTGTTGATAAACGTGCCTGACGTTTTGTTCAGGTTCCGCGCTTCGACAACGAGCTTTGCCATCGGGTGTTCGTTCTCTTGCAGGAATGCTTTGGTGAAGGACGGCGCGCCTTTCTCGGTTTTTGGATAGGCAATTCCGAGATTGTCGAATGCTTTGGCAAGCGATTGCGCTGCCCAGATTTCCACGGCACTTCCAGCAAGGTGCTTGATCTGCGCGTGTGCTTCTTTCTCACGCTTGAGCAGACTATCTCGAACGCGCTCAATTTTGTCCACGTCTACGCGAACGCCACGCATGGTCATGTCGACCAGACACGGCAGCAGGTCCAGTTCGAGGTTCGCGACATGCCAAAGGTCTTCTTTGCCAAGCTGAACGGAGAAATAATTCCAGAGTTCGAGGGTCAGTTCAGCATCACCCTGCGCATACGGTCCAACGTACATGGCGGGCATTTTCCACATCTCGGCTTTCGGATCGATTCCGAACTCACGAGCCGCTTCCACTAGACCTTTCTCGGACTTAACTTTGCCCAAGTGGTCGTAGGCAAGAGAGTTGAGGCTATAGCTGAAGCGGTTCTCGTCCAACAAGGACGCCACGACCATCGTATCGATTATGCGTCCATGGACTTCAAACCCTTCGGCTCTGATCCATCCCAAATCATACTGTGCGTTGTGCATGATCTTATCTGCGGGGCACTCGAAGACTTTCTTCAACCACCGCCGCACAATCTTTTCGTCTAGGTTGCCGCCACCGAAGTGTCTGACGGGCAGGTAGCCCGCCCAGTCATCCACGGCGACAGCATAGCCCACGATGTATCCATCCTTGGTGGGCCAGCCCGGTCCATTTTGCTTTAGGTTTGAGTCTTTGGTCTCTACGTCAATTGCTATTCGCTTGGCTGACGTCAAATCCGGTAATTCTTCGGGCGGCACCCATTCACTTTTTGGGGCGAACATCGCCATTTGTAGTCCTCTGGCCACGAAGTGCATCCTCAATAACTGTTTCCATGTCACGTCCTGCTAGAGCTACAAACTCCGCACCGAGGGCCGTGTACCCTGCTTTATCTACCCATGAATCTTCATGGTCGATTGTTTGTAGCAGGCGGCTGGTCTTTACCCAATCCATCATAAGAGACACATGGGCCGGGGTTAGGTAGCCGGGGTCGTTGAGTGCCCCACGCATGATAATATTCCAGCCGTCTGCTATTCGACTGTGGTTTTCGTATGCGTCCCCATAATCTTTTGCGCGGTCGCCGCTGATGAGGTTACCGGCGGCATCCAACAGTTCTTGTCTGTTCATCAGTGTACTTTCCCATCGTACCCGGTCAGGACGAACTTCTGAAGCTCGCGGTCCCACGTAAACTGAGCGGTGGCAATGTCGTCATCCCGAGTGTTTGTGGGCATTTGTCCGCGGATTTCGTCCGGCGTCATTTGCTTCATCTCGTCATATGTCAGCTTCTTCATAGGTCATAGCTCCTTGAGACGTCTTCTGCGTCTACGATGTATAGGTTCTGTTTGGTCCGTGTGACCCCGACGTAGAACACACGGTGCATGTCATCCGGATTGATGCTCATCTGTTCGTCTGCTGCTGGACTGAGGTCCGTGAACAGTACGACGTTATCTGCTTCCCCGCCTTTTGATCCGTGGATCGTGGATGCTGTGATGCGGGGTATGCCGTTGAACTTCTCACCCCGACGCAGCAGGGCTGTGATGTAAGCCCGATCTGTTTCGGGCAGCTTATCCATAGCCTCTGACCAGATCATGTTCGTATCGGCTAATAGACCATGCTTGTCGATCAGGTTTTGCATGGTCACCATGTCTTGGTCATCTAGCCCGGGCAGCTTTTTGAAGCCGCGCTTGACCCTGTCGCCTGTCGACATGAAGCTGTAAATCTTGCGCGCGACTTCTGCTGAAATTTCTTTTCCCTTGCGCAATTGCTCCCACCCGTTGACCGCGTCAGAAACCTTTTCGCTGATGGACCGGTGGCCGCGGTAGTTGAACAAATAACCGTTTGATTTCAAGTCGTTAGCGACAGGCTGTAGCTGGTAACCTGCTTGGGATAAAATGAGCCACGAGCCTTGTGCCATATCAAGCGCGTTGATAGTGTTGATCCGCGCCACGTGACC